ATATCTTTCAATAGTGTTAAAATCAAAATGCTAAAAATTACTAATGTTACTGCTTTACCTAAGTTTAAGTTTTTCATATTGTTTGTTTTAAATATTAGTTAATTAATTACTATGGTACAAATATACACTTTTATTTTGAATACACAACAAAAATATAATAAAACTTTACAAAATTACTTTTTTTACGTTTTTTCAACCTTAATAGCTGGTTTACCTTTGCAGTATAATTTATATAGAATGTACAGGCGCACGTCTACAATAATTTTATTTATTGTGCAAGTAAGTAATGTTAAAAATATGTTAAATTATTATTTAGAGCAATTCTTAATACCGCCCCCATATTAAACGCACCCCCATAACAAAGACGGACCTCCATAACAAAGACGGAGGAAAAACCAATCACACCTCCATAACAAAGACGGAATTATTTTATACCAAATAATATTAAACAAAAAAAGGAAGACAAAATTAATTATCTCCCTTTTTATTTAATATTTTATTTTTTTATCTTATCACATAAACTCCAGAGTTAACCCCCTGAATTAAATACATCATTCCGTAGCGTATCGCATCCAAATAGTGATTGAACTTATCAATGGGTACTTCACCCTTATCTTTCCATACATAGTTGTTTAGCTCTCTTATAATACCGTGAGAACCCCTATCTACTATTATCTCATAATCCTGCATAAGTGCAATACCTGACAATATACTACCTTTCTTCTTTATTGTTGGCTTAATGTTTATACCCAAGTTTTTGAGTTCAGATATAAGTCTGGGTTCAGAATTATCTGATATAATTAAATCCATACCACATTCATTCCTGTTTCTTGTAGCTACCTCAGATGTGCTTAAATGGGCTTTTCCGTAGATTTCCTTAACCCAAACCTTTCTTGAATGCTTATCTATCGAAATTTTAACAAGTGTCGTTAAATCGGCTGAAAATCCGTAATCCTGACCATAACAAGTAAGTTCTGTAGGAATAAAGTCTCCTACCCTCCATTTTCTTATAATAGTACCTTCAGCTTTTTCTAACCATCCTCCTAATATTTGGTGTTGGTATTTATCTGGTCTCTTACGCTTCATTTCAAATATTCTACCCAAGAAAGAATCTGATAAGTTGTCTTTATTGTCTTTATAGGTAGTATGAACGTATGTAACGTCTCCTTTTATTAAGTTTGATGCAGGTAGTACATTCTCATTTTGAAAGAACCTTTGATATATCCAATGCTCTTTAGTTGTTGGGTTAAGAATAAGTATTACTCTGTTCTGTTTTAATTGAGAACGTATAGAAAAATCAATCTTATCAAATACACCCTCGTCTACCAATTCTTCAGCTTCATCAACTACAAATGTAGTTATACCATTCAAAGATTTAAGTGCAGCAGTTTGGTTTCCAGAAGAGGTTCTAATACCCTTAAAGATGATACTACTACCTGTCTTTAGATTCATTATCTCATCCTTAGTAATCCTAAAGTCTTCGTGTACACCCATTAAGTTAATCTTCTCAATAAATTCAGGGATAATAGAAGTATGTGCTGATATCATAGTATAACGTGAGAACAATATCTTATGTCCTTTTTCGTATGTTAGGTTAAGCAAGAATACATTTATACCAAATGATTTACCACTACCCCTACCTCCTGTAACAACGAAATACCTACTCTCGTTTTTGAAAATAGGTATGTATTTTTTATGTATATTTATTTTACTCATCCTCTTTAGGTGTTACATCTATAATCTTATCTTTAAGTTTTTTACCTTCTAAGCTATCTCCGAAGAAGTTAATTATAGGTGCTTGTACTTTAACTGAGTTGTCTTTATCGTCCTCTCCATAAGCGAAGTCCAATAGTAGCTTCATATGATTGTAGCTACCTTCTTCTGCTTTCTTTGCTAAACTCTCAAAAGCATTAACCTCACTACCAAACACGTTCTTAATAGCTTTCTTAGCATACTGCTTCTTTCTGCTTCTTTTAGCTGTATTCATTGCAGGCTTGTTAGACCTTTCGTTTTCAGGTACAGGTAAGATAGGAATAGATTTCTTTCTACTATTCCCTTTCCTTCCATCTGTTGGTTTAATCTCTTTTGAATTACTCATAATAAGGTAACTAAGGTGTCTTGTTTTTGTTTTTATATCATTGACTCCTTATAGCATTGTGTGCTACAGTACCCAAACTCCTCATCTATAGGTGCTTGACACTCTTGACACTCTCCTTGATATTCTTCATCTCTTAAATGATTGTGTAATTCATTATCAAATGCTTCCATAATTTTATTGTTTTAAGTTATTAATAAGCACGACCAGATAAACCTTCTGTGCTTTCTATTATTTCATATTCATTTTTAGACTTCCAAGACCAAGACTTAACTCTAAGGTTTACAAGCTGGTATATATCACCTCTCTTATCTTGAGGTAGGCTTTCTATTAGCTTATCTAGTGAATCCTTATGTGTTATCTCTTTTGTTCTGTAGTTCTGTAATTCTATATAATCTTCTTTACTTAATCTTGTAGAGGTATTTTTTAGTAATTCAGATGCTATCTTTAAATCTTTTTTCTTTAAATAATCCTGCTTCTTATCATCAAAGAAAGTATCATAAAAACCTCTAAACTCTTTGTAATTCAAATAATAAATATCAACCTTTGATACTGAGTGGTATATAGAGCTTCTATCTCTCTTTACTCCTTTATCAGCATAAAATTCTTTAACCATCCTATCGTTCATATCATTACAATCCTTCAATACCTTATAAAACAACGCTCTTAAATAAGCCTCTCTAGGGTTTCTTAAAGTACTTTTGTAATCCATACCTGTTAAATTAACATATTCATTTAGTAATCTATCGGATTCTGTTTTATTATATCCCATCTTTATCATAATCTATTTTTTTGTTTGTTTCGTAATTATTTGTATCATACCAATCTAATGCTTTTTGAATACCAGCACAAGGCAAGTAATCTTCTAAGTCTTTGTAATGTTCTAAAACATCTTCAAGAACGTATCTAGGTATTCCTTCTTCCAGCTCATTAATTGAGTACTCGAAATAGTCATCAACTATTAATTGGTCTTCATCTGATAATTTTATCATAACAATCTGTTTTTAGTTTTAATAATGATTTTGACTGCTCAAACATAGCTCTTGATTCATCTCCATAAACCTGCTTGTATAGTCTGTATGTTTGGCTAATTAAAGAAAACTCACTCTTAGAGCTTTTAAACAACTTTAAAGCATAAGCCTTGCCATAACCTTTGCATACTTTTATATTGTCTGCAGAATCACCTACAATCATCTGAGAGTAGAAGTTATTAAGAGCTTCAGATTCACTAATCTTTATTAGTTCTCTCTTCTTGTAGTTGTAGTCATAAAACCAGCAAGGGAATTGCTTATAATCCTTATCAATAGACATAATAATAACACTATCAACTCCGTTATTCTTAACCTCTTCTGCCCATAGTGTAGCTACAACATCGTCAGTCTCTACACCATCTCCCCATACAGAATCATAATTAAATTTAACTAAGTTATGCAAAGCACCTAATATATCTGGTCTCTTAGCTGTTCTATTAGCTTTATAAGTAGAGGTTATTTGGTTTCTAAAGTTGTTCTTAGAACCATTACAGAACACCATCTCATTTATTACCACTTGCTCTTTAAGAAAGTCTAAGTAGCCTTGTAATGTAGTATTAAACTTCTTAAAGGCTACGTCAACATCTGTCTCAAATAAATCTTCTTTATCTAATCTATCTTCCTTGCGTTTAAAACAAGAAGCGTATATTAAACTGTCAGCATCAAATATAAGTTTCATAATCTTAAAGTGTTGCATCACTATTAAAATAAATACCTTTTTTTACTTCTTCTACATATTTAACCGCAGACAATTTCAACTCTCTTTCTTTCTTACCTCTTAGGTTTCTATCAACAAAAACGGTTGGAGACCATCCAGTTATAGGGTTTATATTACTATTCCAAAATTTTACTACTTGTTTGTTTTTTAATTTCATAATTTCGTTATTTGTTTAAGTTTCAACAAAACTATGAAATTATAATTAGACTACCAAATATTTTTCAAGGTTTTTTATAACCCTTAATATACAAGAAGAGCAAGTTGTAGTTAATTTCTCATTCTGATTAAATACAAAGTTATAAATACCTATCAACCTAATCTTCTGTGTGTGAGACACTTTACCTGTATTACCCTTGAAGAAATTAGTCAAATAAGCGAAGTCTTCTTCATTTACACATTCAATCTTCTTGTACTTAAATATTTTATTTAATTTATTTTTTCTTTCATCACAACCGCAATCTTCTCCAACAATAGCTTTTACAGCTTTATCTAATCCAATAGCTCCTGTTACTTTTGCAATAGTATCCCCTAGACCTTCTGGCTTATTAGAAACACTTTCTTTAAGCTTATTATAAGAGTCTTTAAGAGCTTTCCATTTTTTATACTCCCTATAGTCCTTACTTCTTTTATCTATTGTTTTGTAATGCCCTCTAGACTCTAAGTCTAAGTAATATTTATCTCTTTTCATAACTATTGTATTTTATTAAAATCTTGGTTAAAGTAATCCATTAAATCTTCTGATAGATTATCTTGTAATATTTTCTTGTATTTAAGTACTGACCTATGTATTGATGTTAAGCCTATCTTAGAGCCTTTTGATATAGCCCTTAATGAAAGACCTTGCATAAAGTATAATTCAAATAACCTTTTATCATAAACAGTCCAACTTGATATTATGGTATTTATTTGAGATGTAATAGATTCAAAAGCATCATCTTCTAAAGTATTATAATCTAAAGCCTCTACATCATCGCTATCCCTTAGCTCGTAAAAAGTAATCTTTCTCTTCTTTTTAATGCTAGAGAAGTACATATTCCTTAAAGTAATCCATACATAATGTCTATTTATATCATCACCGTACATTATTCTATCTGGGTCTTTCACCAAAGTATGTAGTCTAACATACATATCTTGAACAAGGTCTTGAGCATCCTCTACTTGGCAGCCTAAGTTGACCAACATTTTAATCCATAGTGTGTGGTGTACTGCTAATTTTTCTAACATTATATTTCTTTTATTATTACTTCTACTCTTGGGTTAATTCTATCTAATTCAGTTGGTAAGATAGTTTCTTTCTTTACGAAGTTGTCGTTGTCATCTTGCCAGCAACCGTATTCCGTAATTGCATCTAGCAGAAACTTACTAACTATACTAACTACATTCATCTTATCTAAAATCCTTTTGGTTGGCTTAAACACTCTGTAAGTAATCTCTACAGGAGTCTTTATAATAAGTCCTTCTAATTGGTATCTCATTAGTTCTGAGTATATCTTTTTAGATTGTCCGTTAACCGAATGATGAAGGTTTCTGTAGACGTTTAAGTTAAGAGCTATCCTTTTGTCCTTCTTAGTTTTTCTTGGCACAATTACGTGCATTGGGGATGTGATTTTGTGTATCATTACATTAATTCTTTTAATGGAAGCAATATACCCTTAGAAGTGTTTAAGTCACCTCCTACTTTATCTCTTGACGTTCCTATGTATTTCCTACACTTTTCTTTTAAGTTGCTTGTAGTTATTAAATGAAAGGTATCTCCAAAAGCAAAGCAATAATAATCTGATTCTGAGGTAGATATTCCAGACTTCTTTCCTCTACTAAAGTATTCTACATAAACATTACCTGTAGATAAAGCCTTTAAGTCGTGCTTTACCTCAATAGTAGAAGAGCTAAGTATCTTACCAAGCTCCTCTTCTTTCACTTGTCCTACCTTTAAATCGTATTTAAAATCGTTATTGTAGTTCATTACAAGTTCATTGGCTCGTTAATAGCATACTCTCCTCCAAATACAACAGCAACACCAATAGCAGGCTTCTTGAAGTGCTTACCGTAAGCCATAGCATAACTTTTAGAATTTATTCCACAACCAACTGCACAACCAAATACTTTATAGTTAGCACCTACCACAAACTCAGTAAACATTTCTGTATGTCTATGACCTTGAACCGTACTCATCATATCGTCTTTAGCTTTCTTTGTAGCTCTTCCAGACTCTCCGTGAATATACTGTACCCCATCATAAACAAAACGAGTATCGTAGTTCCAATTAGGAGTTTCTAGTACCTCTGCCATTCCTTTAATCCATCTCTTAGGTACACCAGAACTAAATGCTTTTCTTGTTACTATTCTATCGTGGTTCCCCACGCATACGTCAGCTACTGGAAATGCTTTATACCATTTACTTAACCTACTTATAGCTAAGTCCAGCTCATCACCTCCACCCATACCATCTGGGTCTGGTTCGTGAAATGAAGAATAATGATTGTCAATAACATCTCCTATAAATATAACCTTATTACAGTTATGTTTTGCATAAACATCTTTACAATGTTGTAAATAACCATCTAAACAGAATGGTTCGTGTAAATCCCCTATTACAAGTATTCTTTCCTCTACTTTAGTAATAAATTGATAGGCTTTAAGGACGTTTCCTTTAAGTCTTGGTCTGAAGTCTTTTGTTTGTTTCATACTGTAAATATAAACACACCTTACAAGTTAATGTAGGTGTGTTTTATAAGTTAAGTAAATAGTTGTCAACAAATTAGCTAGAAACTAACTAAGTCATCTGCGTTAATTAATTTAGGTAAACCCTCTTCATCTAACTTAAAGTCAAACTGCTCAAAAGGTGTGCTTCTGCTTCTCTTACAAGATACAGTTATTGCTCCTAATTTATTCTCATCTCTACTTAGTTGTATCTGAGTCTCTGCTTTCTTTTCAAGGAAGCTACCTAAGTGTCCTGTAGGCTTATCACTTCCGTTATTACTATGAATTACAGTTACAATGTGGCAATTATATATAGAAGTCCAAGTCATTATCCTTTGGACTATTGCTGAAGACTCTTCTAAGTTGTTTGCATCAGAAACTAAATCAGCAACACCATCTATAACAACTAATCCAATTTCCTTACCCTCTTCTCTCATACAGTCTAAATAGTATTCTATAAAATCTATTCTACTATTGTAGCTAATCTTTCTTAATGCAAAGGTATGATAGAAGTCTAAATTTAATCCCTTATTCATCCATTGTATTCTTTTAAATACCCTTTGAGAGTGCCATTCACCTTGTTCTGTATCAAAGTGTACAAAGTGCTTATTGTTTCTAAAAGAGTTCATACCTTTAGTGTACTTGCCTTTAGGATTACAGAATGCTGAACCTAATAAACTAACGAAGAAAGTCTTCATTGATTTAGGAGGAGCTTGTATAAAGCTAAAGTTACCGTAAGTACATATAGGTGTAGGATAGCTCTTTATACCATCCTTAGTGCTTACTTCATTAGACTTATAGCTAATAGCTACAGGAGGATGCTCTATCTTTTTATTTATATCTATAGCACATTCTTCTTCTATAGACTGCATATACATTAAGTGGTCATTCTGTTGTTGTAATTGCTCTTCTGTCATTTGTTTTGTTTTTAGTGGTAAAAAAAGGGAAGCTCATTACACTTCCCTTATTGAATTAAAATATAACTACTTAAAATGGTAAGTCCGATAACTCATCTTGCGGAACACCAATGTCCGTTGCAGGTTTGTTAGCATCTGATTTAAACACTTTCCAAGCAGATAGGTTCACGTAATACTTCTCTTTGTATTCATTACCTCTAACATTGAAATCTACATCTACTAAAGCTCCTACCTTATTGTACTTAATAAAGTCATCTACCTTGTCTTGTGCAATTTCAAATTTCACATCTTGTGGGTACTTCTCGTCATTTGTAGTTATTACAAATTCTACCTTTTGGAATCCAGAGTCAAATACTTGTTTCTCTCCGATTAATTTAATTGTTCCTGTTAACTGTAAGCTCATAATTTCTGGTTTTAATTATTATTATTATTGTTTATTAAAAATTTAATGATTTCTCTACTTCTTCAGATACGTTGTACTTTAACTTTACTTTAGCTAATTCTCCTCCCTTAGACATAAAATCAAGAACCTTGTTGTATTCTGGACTACCTACCTTTAATATTGGCTTAGGAGCTAAATTAGCTACCTTACCGTGTGTATTAGTAGCATCACTATCTTTATTGTCATCTATTAATAGTAAGTTACCTAAAGCGTATTTCTTAGCATAACTACTTGCTGCACCTGTTCTCTGTGGCATTTGCATACCTTTTGCAGTAAAGTCTATAATAGCTTGTGCTGAAGAAGATATTGAGCTTTCTCTGTCTGTAGATTCTGTATCAATTACTTTAGCCTCTGAGTCTACGTAAACGTGTCCTGCTACCTCCTTTAAAGTGTCTGTAATCTTAAAGACTACTTTGTACTTAGTTTCAAATGGTTTAACTGCTTCTAAGATGTCTTCTGCTGAACGATACTTGTACTTACCGAAAGCATTTGTTTGATTCTTAGTAACCTTTAGCTCTACTTGAATCTCTGCTAATTTTTCTAAAATTGTCATAATTTAATCTGTTTTTAATAATTCGTTTTTTACTATTGATTTGTACTCTTCTGGGCAATCTTTATCAATAAGTTCAAAGATATAAGTCTCTAAAATTGATAATTTTCTCTCTTGTTCGAACACTTTACTTTGTAGTGCTTCTATTTGATAGTTCTTAAAATCTACTAAATCTTTCATATTGTTTCTTAGTTTTTACAAATGTATAACAAATTATTTAATAATTGCGTTAAATGTTAATATATTTTTTGATTTATTTGCTTCTTTTATTTTGTAGTTAATTATTACGTTAGTAATATTATAATCTTGACTCAAAGATAACTCTATTTCTTCTCTTAACTTATCCCAACTAGCTTTGTTTATGTTCATTGTTTTTCTTCTAATAGTTCACAATCAATACACTGTTTATCACATCTATAGAACTCTGATTTGTTTAAGTATTCGTTTTCGCAATGATTCTCTTTCATAATATTAGTTTTAGGATAGTCATATTTAACTACTCTGCAAATATACAAAATGTTTTAATAAGTAAATGTTAAAGAAATGTTAAAGTTAATATAATTGGAAAAAAAAGACCCAACCAAAGGAAGAGTCTTTTAAAAACAAATAATCAAAATAATCAAAAACAAACAAATGATTGGTCTTTTAAGTAGTTATCTGTATCAAAGTATATAAACTCATTAGATACATTTATTCTTTCTATTCCGTATTGTATAAGACCTTTAATGATTTTAAATCTTTTAATCTTATTAATACATCTAATTTTAACTGCTTTACCAACTCTATGACTACTATTTTCAGCTATAGCTATTTTATCACCATAAACTTTACTTACATAGCCCTCCATTACAAAAGCACTTATTCTTTCTTTCCTTAATATTTCATCTAAAATAAATACAGGTTCACTTTCCATAAAGTATTTACCACTACCTAATTTATCTGGACTATCAAACATACTCCATTTAAGTATAGATAAACCCTCGTTATCCATATATTCTGTATAAGAATCAGTATAATCTACAGTATGTAGTGATAGGCTGTATTTTTTTCTCTTATAACGCATATGTAAATATACAAATAATACAATCAAATAAAAACTTTTTTGTTAATAAGTATGTATTTTTTTTATTGAAAAATACTCCTAAATCTTATATTTATATATAATATACTTATTATTATTAACAATAATATTTTTAATAATATTATTTTGTTAATAATAGTTACTTAATTAATAAATTACAAAGTTATATATAAAAAGCTGAAATAAAAAATAAAAAGTATATTATTTTAAATATTTATCAACAATTTTTCTAGCAAAAGACCTAAAACCTAACACATCTATAACTATAGCCCCAAGAACATACTTATACCAATTAGGTAATTTATCTAAGTTCTCATAAGATATTCTTATATCATCTGAAAGATTTATAAAGTTGGATTCTTTAAATGCTATTATAAAAGGTGTTACCGTAGCGATAACTACAGGAATTAAAAACAAGTAAGTAATAACTTCATCTTTTAAGCTATGCTTCTTGTCTTGTGCGGTTATTAAATCAATCTGATTATCGCTATCTGTGTTAGATAAGATTCTATCTACTTGAGCCTTAGTTTGTGCTTGCATAATAGCAAATTCTTGTTCTGCTTTTATCTGCTTTAGCTTAGACCTGTTAGATAAAAAGTCTTTACCTATTCCTAATAAGTTCCCTATTAAACTGAATATGCTCATATTTATTTTCTATTATCCCAACGTGCTTTATAATCTCTTATATCTAAGTGTGTAAAGGTGTTATATCTACCTAAACCTCCAATATAAAAAGAACCTAACATTTCATTTATTAATAAATTTTCAATAACATCTACAACTTCATCAGGTGTAAAAGTATTTATAGTAATATCAGAAGCCTTACCTAATATATGTTGGCTTGTTTTAACGCCTCCTATGATACTATTATGTAATTCGCATCTGTATGCACTATTTATTTTAATTGGTTGCCCTACGTACTCTCTAATTACCTGTAACTGTAATGCTAACAACTTAATGTTATCTAAAACTTCAGCAGGCATTTCACAACCACACTTACAGTTAAACTCTGATTTGCTAAAATTATCTGTTAGTTTCATTATTTATTTTTATTCATTAAATACCACTTTTGGCAAGTATATCCAATTACAACTAAAGTTAGAACTATCTTTAATCCTAACTCAATAGCAGTAAAATTTAAAGCCATTGCCAAACCATTTAATACGTATATTTTTAAGTCAATTAGTTTCATTTTTCTATCTTCTAACTTCTGTAATTATTTCTTTTTTAGCCTCTATTATTTCTTTCCTGACATTTTCTAAAATCATCTGATACATTGTAGTGTGACCATCTCTGATGTGTGTCTGTGTCTCTCTTACAATCTGTTTAACTGCTTCTTGAGAAATGTTAAATTCTACTATTGTAAGTGCTTCTGCACCTCTTTCTTCTGCTTTATTTATATCACTTTTTAAGGTAAAATATCCTGTGGCTAATCCTATAACTGAAAATATTATAACAGAAATCGTTTTAAGATTCATTGTTAACTCTGTATCTTCTGATATTTTTGAGGGGGTTTTTTTCATCGTTTATTTAAAGTTATATATTATTAAATAAAATATTACAGGGATTGAACCATAAAGCCAATCTAAAAATTCCATATTACCTTTTCCTAGTGCTTTATCATAAATCAACTCTTTTAAAGCGTAAATAATAATAGCCATAAAACCTCCAATATTACCGAATAGCAATACCATTGGGAAGCCTGTAAACACACCTACAATGAAGTGTGCTTTATGGTCATCTCTTAGATTACTAATAAAGTTAGCTAATTTATTCATCAAACTTATGTTGTAAGTAGCTCAATCCAGCAAATCCGTGCATTCCTTCTGAAGTTAAATTGACATTGTAAGACTTCCAACCGTAAGGATGGTCTTCTTGCTCAAACCAAGCAACGTCTACGTGCCACTTCACAGATAAAACCTCTTCTGTTAACTCTTCTCCTTCTTCGTTAAAAGTTGCTGCTTCTAGTAGTATATGACCTAACTGCACAACACCAAATCTAAAGTTAGGAATTGAATTTCCTTCTTCATCTACTGTATGCAAAGCATCAAATTTATCTTGGAATTGTTCTCTACTATTGAAAGCGTACTTTGCTATATTTAATTTCATAATTTTATTTTTTATATTGTTGTTAATTTTGCTAATTCGCTATTTGATAATCTTGTGTTGTAAAGTTTTGTTTGATTATATTTTAAAGAACCTCCGTTTGTGTAACTTATATCAAAGTCGTTTACTATTGGAACAGCAGCAGATGTATCACTACCAACCACAGAACCATCAACATAAAGAATATAATCATTTTGTTTGTATGCAAATGCAATTTTATGTTTACCAGAAGTAAGTCCGTAATTATTGTCATTTATGTTTACAACAAGAGAACCGCCATAAAAAACTGTTGCTTGTATTCTACCATTTGGGTACATAATAAATGCTAATTGATTGCCAGATGTTCCATCAATTTTCCAACCACAATAAACACCCATACTTTCAATACTTGATAAATTAACTTCAGCATATACAGTACCTTCAGTTTGTCCAATAATACCATCGGGTACTGTTTGACTTGCAGTATCAGCTAATCTAGTAACTGTGCTTCCGTTGGTTGGTATGTAAGATGAAGCGTAAGAGGCTTCTTCTAATTGTGCTCCGAATATGTAGACACCAGATGTTCCGTTTCCTGTGTAGCTAGATACCCCATCAGATTCTGCAAGATATATTCCAAAATGACCTGATGCAGAGGTTGTCGCATTCATCCAACACCTATACCATCCATCACTAAGACTTTCAATTCCATAAGTTGGAGTTCCTATCACCGTAGAACCTACAACTCCGTTTTCTAAATCAAAATAAACAGTTGATGCAGAAACATCATTTAGAGATAACCAATTTCTCTCTCCTTTTTTTGCAACTACTGACATTGTGTAATTTGTAGCCGATGATAATGCATTAATCGCCCTATTCTTGTGAGTTGACGTACTCGTATCTTCAACCAACTTTAAAGCACCTAAAGGACTATCTGCACTTGGTGCAGCGAAACCTTGTACTTCTTTGATGCTAAACTGAAAATCAATATCAAAAGTTTGTGTACCATTTAGTGCCATCCATAAACTAGAAGAACCATTGTTATAAACATATAAGTCTTTAGCTTCAATAGTTGAATTTTGAAACTCGTAACTTGTGCCATTATAAAGTCCAAAGGTAGAAGAACCGCTATTAACTGTTGGTGTTATAGTTATTTTGTAAATACCTGCCGATAATCCGCTCCAAAGTATTCTAGGTCTCAGCGAACTACCTGAAGTTCCATCAGACACAGCATTTACACCACCTGATATAAAAGTCATTACACCACCTCCTGAATTTGTGATTGAGCCATCATTTAAAAGTTCAACTCCCACAGTACTCGCATCCCCTTGAATACTAGCACCGCTCTTTGTCCAATAAGGATTAGTAAAAGCTTCAGACTGTGCTATTAAATTTGTACTCTGAGGCTCTAATAAATAAGCTCCTTTAGTATTCCCTAAATAGTCAACTCGTGGAATACCACTTGCAACTGTTTCTAATAATCCTGCCTTATTTACTCTTGTTGCAGTACTTGCTCTTGAAGTTACAAAAGGCAAAGGTTTAAAGTTTGCGTTCTCATCATTGTATGCTAAGATTGAATCTTTTTTGGTTGCCCAATTTTCATTACCAAATTTTAGTGTGTTTGCCATTATATTGTATAATTGAAGTTTAATGCCATTTCGTTAAATGAACTGTAAGATGTTAGTGTTTCTATCTCTAAAGATGTTAATGCGGTGCTGTAAACTCTTAGGTCTTTTACGTTTCCGTTAAAATTATCAGAAGAACCCCCATCATTAAAATTCAATCTATCTAAAACACCTTGACCTAAAGACGCACCACTTATAGGACTACCTATTGCAACACCATTTAGATAACCAACAAAAACGCCATTATTAAAAGACATAGCTATTTTGTTAGTATTAGAATTATCAACATTTACATCTACTCTATATGAATAAATCCCTCCTACTCTGTATTGAAAATCTATATTCCCATCAGTAATCTTAAAACTCACTCTGTTGCTTGCACTTCCATCACTTAATGATATTCTTGAAGTATTGTCAAATGCATTCATTTCCGCATACAAAACACCCTCTGAATCGTTAAACGTAGCAGCATCTCCAGCATTGTTAGCAGTTTCAGCTAAACGAGTAATTTGTGAAGATGTGGTTTTTATGTACGATGTAGGGTAACTTCCAAGTTCTAATTGAAACCCATAAACAA